GACACTTGACCAAATTGCACATGGATCACACGTTGGTGCAAAATATTTTATTAATGTAAAAAATCAGTCAACAGGTGAAACGAGCAACATTGAGGCATTGATCACACATGACGGAACCAACGCATACATCACAACATACAACGAATTCTTTTCCGGCAACAACAGTCTTATCAGTTTGACTGCGGACATAAGTGGAACAGCTTTTAGACTGAGAGCATCTGCAACGGCAGGTGGCAGTACAAAAGTCATAGTAAACAGGATAGTGGCCTTTGGCGACTCTGAATCTGAGGAAGCAAACAGCGACAGCACACGAAAAGTCATAGGAAACACTATTGTGTCTAGCACAGCTACTGAATTTGATAGTTTTCCAGCAGATGTCACAGATGCTGTGCATTATGTCATCACAGGACAAAAAGGGTCTGATGAAAATTTTATATGTGAGGCCAATGTAATCACAGATGGAACAAATGTTTTTGTCACACAAGGTCCGAATGTCAGTTCAAAAAGCACTGACATGTTGGAAATTTCCGCAACCATATCGTCGGGCATTGTGAGTGTAAAAGCAAGTTCTACCTCTGGAGCTTCCACTGTACAAGCATATGCGGTAAGATTAAAGGCTCCTACAGACAATTTAACAGTGATGGACTCTTGGGCTAAGGCAACCTATCGTGGAGCAAAATATTATATTTCTGCCGATGATACCGTAAATGGACACGTGACCAACATGGAGGCATTGGTTGTACACGACGGCACCGATTCTTTCATAACAACTTACAATCAACATAATTCTAACACATCACTTGTTACACTTACTACAGAAATTGACAGCAGTGGCAATGTTAGAATATTGGCAGATCCACAGACTCCTGATGTCAAAATAAAATTTTATAGGATAAGATTGGCCGACGGTGAGTCAGATGCCACAGGCACAGACTTCAACACCATTGGTGCAGTCACAGTTTCCAGTGCGGCGACTGCCATTGATACTTTTGTGGACTCAACTTATAATGGTGCCCACTATGTCATAGTTGCAAATAACTCCGGTGAATCAGCGGCATCTATTTCAGAGGCCACGGTGGTCACAAACGGAGTAAATGCTTTTGTCACACATGGACCTGCTGTGTCATCGAAAACCACAGGACAGCTGACTTTGACAGCCGCACATGATGGATCCAACACCGTTACATTGAGTGCCGCATCAAGTTCAGGATCAAGCACAACGGTCAATGCGTTCAGGATACACTTGCTGGCACAGAACGAATTTGCCTATGATGTGATCGACTCGTTTGCTCATGGCACACATCAAGGCGCCCAATATATCATTGTTGGAAAAAATGGAGACAACGAATCACAGATTGCCGATGTAGGCGTGGTAACAGATGGTACAAACGCATTCATAATGCAAGAAGGTGCCAACATCAGCACACACTCAACTTCTGCTAGATTGATGGATTTTTCAACAGCAGTAAATGGAGATAATGTAGAATTGAGGGCACGTAATAATCAAGAAAACACAGACACCACAGTGAACATACACAAATTGGTGTTGGGTAGGGCGGCAGGAAATCCAAGTTCTATCAAAACTTTGGATTCGTTTTCGGCCAGCACATTCAGAGGTGCCAAATACGCAGTTTCGATCAGTGATTCTGCAAGTGGTGATCTCGGACTTTATGAAATTTGTGATGTCGCTTTAACGCATGACGGCAGTAATGTATTCTTATCTGTGTTTGGTAGGACCACAAATGCCTCACAAGACACTGTCACATTCAGTGCTGACATAGATAGCGGAAATGTGCGCCTACGTGGAACGATAAGTAATACTAATACACATACAGTGACGGTGGTAAGAAAGGTAATGAACACATAAAATGCCAAGAATTAATTTAAATGTAGGAACAAACGCCAACGACGGCACAGGTGACACGTTACGTGACGCAATGATCAATGTGAACACCATGTTCACAGAAGTTTATAATTCACCTGGCATCAGCTCGGACACACTAACATTCACAGGCAACGAAATCAGTGCAGTAAGAAGTAATGATGACATTGTTTTTGCACCCTCCGGATCCGGAGGTGTAGTATTGCCTGCAATAAAATTCAATGGAAACAACATCGAAGGTATAAGAACTAACGATGACATAAATTTGTTGCCATCGGGCACTGGTAGAGTTATTTTTGGCTCTATAGCAATTAACGGCACAACATTAAGTTCCGATGATTCCTCGTCTATCAATATCAATGAAGGACTTATAGTAGATGGCACTCTAGCAACATCTGGTGCGGCAACAGTTTCAGGAACAATTACCGCGGCGACAGGATCTACTTTTGGAAACCTTACACTGGCAAATGGATCAATAACAGATTCATCGGGTGCAATAAGTTTTGGAAATGAAAACCTATCAACCACAGGCACAATGACTGCCGCTACTGGTTCAAGCATAGGAAACATTACACTGGCAAATGGATCAATAACAGATTCTGGTGGGGAGATAAGTTTTGGCAACGAAAATCTAACAACTACAGGAACATTGACAGTTGATGGTCTTGCAACTTTAGGAAATCTGACTGTAACAGGAACCTCAACTCTGGCAGGGACTGTAACCATAGATAACTTGACTTTCAATGACAACATTATAGGATCAAGTTCAAATGCAGATATAAGATTGATACCTGGTGGAACAGGCTCGGTCATAATTGATAACTTGACGATCGATAGCAATATCAATATAACCGATAACATCATCTCCACGACCGTATCAAATTCAAATTTAGAACTTCAGCCTAGTGGCTCAGGAACCGTTATAGTAAACAGCGACTTAGACATCGATGGTGGAACAATTGATGGCACTACGATTGGTGGTTCTACGGCGGCGGCTGGTACATTCACAACTTTGACCGCAAACACTTCAGTCACAATCGATGGAGTCACGATCACAGACAACACAGTGTCTGCCAACGCATCAAATTCAAACCTTGAACTTACCGGCAATGGCTCAGGCGGTGTAACAATCAGTGGATTCACTTTCCCATCATCAGATGGGTCATCAGGGCAGTTCCTAAAAACAAACGGCCTTGGGGTTTTGTCTTTTGGTACAGCAGGTGCAGATTTAGATCATTCAGATATCGCAGATGCCTCGACAACAGTGGCAAGTTCCGCGACCACAGTGCTGAACACTTTCGCAGTTGGAACATACAGAAGTGCCAAGTATTTCATATCCATAGTAGACGCAACCAACAGCAGATATGAGATAGTAGAGGCCAATGTCACACATGATGGATCCGATGCTTACATATCCACATTTGGATCAACAACGAACTACACCGGTCCACTGACAACTTTTTCAGCAGATGTCAGCGGTGGCAATGCTAGGGTGTTGGTAACAAACATATCCGATAACAGCACGGTATTCAAATTCCAAGCCATCTATATAGACGTATAAAATTACATTAGGTTTATAAAATATCTAATAAATATTGTATGAACAAAGGAAGATACAAGTGGCACAACAGACCATAAGCATAGGATCTACAGCAAACGACGGAACAGGTGATTCGTTACGTGTTGCTTTCAACAAGATAAACTCGATGTTCACAGAGTTGTATGGTGAAACAGCCGCGGATTCTCAGATATCTTTTTCCGGAAACAAAATTAGTTCCAACGTGTCAAATGCCAATCTAGTGCTGGAGGCCAGTGGCACTGGTGCCATAGAAATGGAAGGCATCCAAATCAGAGACAACTATATTGAAGGTACAAGAAGCAATGAAGACCTAAACATCACTGCGTCTGGCACAGGTGCCATAAGTTTAGAAGGATTAAAAATTCGAGACAACCATATCGAAGCAACACGCAGTAATGACAATTTAATATTGTCTGCGTCGGGGACCGGCAATATATTATTGGGTGCAGTCAAAATAAATGGAACAACATTGAGTTCAGATGACTCAAGCAAAATTTCAATCGCAGAAGCAGTTGATGTGAATGGCAACTTGGTTGTCACAGGTTCACAGATTGATTTTACAAATTTACCAACAAGCGATCCTGGAACAGCAGGAAGGCTTTATAGAGATGGTGCAACAGTGAAGGTAAGCATATAAGATGGCAAAGCAATCAATCAATATAGGTAGTTCGGCTAACGACAAGACCGGTGATCCGTTAAGAACAGCGTTTAACAAGATAAACGAAAACTTCACAGAGTTATACGGTGCTTCACCTTTTGGACAACAGGTAACAATATCAGGCAACCAAATTTCAGCCAATGAATCAAATGCGGATCTTGTGTTATCAGGGTCGGGCACAGGCGGAGTTGTTGCAAGTGCAGTAAGAATAGACGGAACAAGTTTGAGTTCGAGTGACTCAACACAGATCAATGTAAATGAAAATTTAGATGTTGGCGGCAACATCACAGCGTCTGGAAACATAACAGCGACAGGAGACATCTTTGCAAATGGTAATATCAATCTAGGAAACGCATCCAGTGATCAGACAAAGGTTGTTGGTGTGTTCGAAGCGGATAACATTCAGATCGACGGCACAACAATCACAACAAACACAACCAACGGCAGTGTAACCATAACAGGTAATGCAACCGGTGGTGTTGTTGTTGAAAATTTAACCATAAACGACAACACAATATCATCTCCTTCCAATTCGGACATAGTGATAGAGCCAGGCGGGACAGGTGATGTAGTGCTAAGTGCCTTGAGAATCAATGGAACAACATTGGATTCATCAGACTCCAGTGCAATCACTTTAGGTGAGGCTGTTGATATAACAGGTGCTCTCACAGGCACATCTGGATCGTTTAGTACAACATTGGCAGTAACCGGTGCAACTACTTTGACAGGCGCGACAACAATTAACAATAGTTTAACTGCAAATTCAGTCACAACTAATACCATTGCATCAAATGGTTCAAATGCGGATCTAAGTATCCAACCGAGCGGCACAGGAGATGTATTGATAAGTGCATTAAGGATTAATGGCACAACATTAGATTCATCGGATTCAAGTAAAATTACTGTCGCCGAACAACTTGATGTAACAGGGACTTTGGTCACAGCAGACATTACGACAACAGGCACACATACAATTACAGGTCAGTCAGATATAGATTTTGTAAGGATTAAAGACCATTCAATTACGACCAATGACTCAAACGCAAATTTAAATCTATCTGCAAACGGAACTGGAACAGTCACGGTTGATTCCACAATGACAACTGGCGATGTAAACACAACTGGTGATATTGCCATTACAGGAAGACTTGATGTTGACAATATTGCAATTGATGGAAATGGAATTATTGCAACAAACTCAGGTGGTGATATCAACATCAATCCAAATGCAACAGGGCAAGTGACAATTGGTGGATCCAATGTATCAGTTCCAAGCATGTTGTCTGCATCGACTTTATTTGCACAGACTGAAATACTATTGGCGACTAATGCAAAAATAAGATCAGCGGTTACAAATTCAGATATAATTTTAGAAACAGAAGGTACAGGATCAGTTGTGCTAGAAGAAGTTTCAATAACAGCTAACAAGATCACAACGCATGTATCAAATGCTGACTTGCAATTAGATACAGACGGTACAGGATTGATTGACATACTGACCGACACTCAATCAACTGTCGGATCTTCCGGAAGTGCATCTGCACCACCTGGCCAGCCAACTGGTTACATCAAGGTAAAAATAGCTGGAACAACAAGGGTGATACCTTTCTACGATCAGGCATAATAACACGCCAAAAACTTAATAAATACTGGTGAAGGAGTAAGTTCATGTCAACACCCGTGTGGACAACCACAGCAGGTAAACTGGCGTCTATAGACGAAAACGCATCGTTTTCACAGCAATTGGAAGCGAACACCAGTGATTCTACGGCAATCGCTTACTCCGTTATCGCAGGAAGCCTACCTTCAGGAATGCAACTTACTTCAACAGGCTTACTGACGGGGATACCAGCAGAAGTTGAAAAGAGAACTAGATACACCTTCGTGGTTCGTGCGACTGCTGGTACCCTAATAACAGACAGAAGTTTTTATCTTGACGTGGAAGGTCAAGACTCTCCAACATTTTCCACAGCGTCGGGTAGATTACAGCTGGATGATTCTACCAGTGTTGGTGTGTATTGGGTTTTGGATGGTGCACAAATTAACTTTCAAATGCAGGCCACTGATGTAGACACTAGGTCTGGATATTCATTGACTTACGAAGTTGAAAGTGGTGAACTCCCACCTGGCATTACATTGAGTTCATCGGGACTGATAAGTGGTATTGTAAAATTGACCGATGATGACTTTTCAAGCAAAACAATACTAAGCAAAAATTACACATTCAATGTGAGAGTTTTTGACGGAACAAGCTATTCAACACAGGAACAGCAAATACATGTTGTTTCCAGCAACTATTTTGTGGTGTCCAACACAGAGATCACTATCGATCAAACATTGATCGGTGGTGTACAATTAACAATGGACTTCAGCACATTTAGAAGGCCTATTTTTTTAACAGCAAGTGATCTCGGCACATTTAGACATGATAACAAAACGGTTATCAAAATTGATGTGCAGGACGCTGATCCTTTGGAAGCCGCTTTTGTGTACTCAATTCAATCCGGATCTCTGCCACCAGGACTAAGTTTGAACACAACAAATGGTGAGATATCGGGGACACTGGCCAAACAAGAAGCAGTTGAGACTGATTTCACATTCACTATGAGGGTCAACAGAGAAATAGCAACTGACACTAATGTTTTTACTGATCAGATTTTCACAATGAAAGTGATTGGCGGAATTGACATAGGAATTGCTTTCACAACTCCTGCAACCATAGGCACATTGACAGCAGACATCCCAAGTATCCTTTCAATTGAGGCAGAGTCAGAGTATTCGAACAGAGTTTTGAATTATAGTTTGACATCGGGAACATTACCCACTGGTATCACGCTATCGTCTACTGGAAATTTAATTGGCACAATCGACAAGGATGATTTTACTGATTCCACAACATCTTATACTTTTACAGTAAATGTCAGCGACCAATATCAGCAGTCTGCATCATCAAAAGAATTTACCATAAATGTAGATATTCCATTTACCACAAAAGAACACGGATCAATGATCGGTGAGGCCACAAGTCTTATTGATCAAAATATTTTTTACAACATCGCACAAGACAGGAATATTAATTCTCCAGAATACATTTACAGACCGGAGGACTCAAATTTTGGAATGAAAAACAAACCGGACATGTTGTTGATTGCAGGTCTACAAAATCAAACACTCACTACCTTACAAAATCAAATGGAGCAAAATCATGCTCCTAAAACTTTGTATTTTGGTGATATCAAAACTGCCGTCGCAAAAGAAAACGGTGTTGTCAAATATGAAGTCGTTTACATTGACATGAAAGACAACCTAGTCAACAACGATGGAAATGCAATTGGCAGTTCTGTTGCAGTGCGATCTAGCGTTGCAAAACCAATACTGGGTCCAAGAGCAGGTACGACAGAAATTACAGCAGATGCCGATGTATATGAGATCACACATAGGAGTGGATTAGCATTTAGCACATCAGGATCCAAAGTAAGGTTTGCAAATCAGTTGAGTGCAGATCTCGATTTTATGGAAACTTTATATCCAAATGCTTTGGCGAACATGAGAAGCAGAATGAAGAGCCTTGGCCACAAAGAATGGACCCATTTACCTCTATGGATGAGAACAACACAAACAGGAGACCTTGCACCTTTAGGATGGGTACCTGCTGTGGTAATATGTTATTGTAAGCCTGGTACCAGTGCGTTGCTTAAGAAAAGAATCACTGATAAAGAGTTAGAATTCAAAAATATAAATTTTATAGTTGATAGATATAAGTTCAATAAAGGTACGGTCACGCCGGCACAATTTACTGGGGACGGATCCACTAGTAGTTTTGAACTTAATGAAATTGTTCACGAAGAAGATATGTTGGTAAAAGAGGGAGCAAACCGTGTTTTTGTAGGCTTTGGTGTGAGGGCGGATAATCAATTAGATCCTAATTCATATCGGGCAGATTCCGATCTTGTGTCAGCCGATCATGAATTTGGTATTGACCTAGCTCATGACACAGCTAATCTCAAAACAACCATTACATTTAGGAAATCACCACCAACTGATGGAACAATAATCAGTGTGGATAGATTGAACGATAAATATCTTAAATTTAGACACAAAGGAATATTTTAATGGCAAGTAACATAGTACCAGGAAATATAGACACAGGTTATCCTAAAGCAGGACAGGATAATAGTTCACAAGGTTTTAGAGATAATTTCACTCAAATAAAAACAAATTTTGATGAAGCAAAAACTGAGATTGAGGCTTTACAGGCCGACAAGGCAAGTTTAAATGGTTCAAGCGATTTTGCAGATAACGAAGTAACGAGAGCAAAATTTAAAGACACCAGTGAAAGTGTGTACGCACATGGAACCACAGGTGGTTCAATTGTTTTAAATCATACTAATGGACACTACCAAACATTGACAACAAATGCTTCGATCACTTTATCTTTTACAAATTTACCGGCCGCAAGTTCAGTAGGTAGGATAGTGCTTGATGTGACCGTTGTTGACGTTGCTCACACAATTACCATTCCTTCGGCTGTGATAGTTGCAGGAAATGTAAGTGGTGGTGACGGTTCATCGGACACAATCACTGTACCAACATCAGGTAGACACTTGTATGAGTTTGTCACCCCTGATAACGGCACAACCATTTTGATGCATCAACTTGGCGCCAACTACATCTAATAGGAGGTAGTGATGTACTTTCATCCTTTACAAGAAGAAATAGCAAACATGAGTGATGAAGATATTTCTAAAAGGATAAAAGAACTATCTAGGAAAGTCAACATTGCCAGGAGAGGTCGTAATCCGGAGATACTTGCAAGGTTGCAACAGGCACTGAGCACATACCAAGGAGCCATGAAACAGAGACGACTGGAAGAGTGGCACAAAAATTACAAGAAGTCACGCAATGAACCAGATCTCGGAGATTTGATCAATATTGAATAGTAAGTAATGTTGATGTCAAATCAATTCAGTTGGAAAACAAAATTTAAATCTATTATTGTTGTAGACGGAGAACTATTTCCCAACGAATATGATTTAAACATCTTTATTTCAGCACACACACCGGATCTAAAAGAACAATCTGATTATTTCGAAAGACTGAAAAATTTATTTGAGAGAGTTTTCACAAACACAATTACCACATGGCGTGACGAACCATTATATCCTGTTTTAAAAAAACAAACAAATAATCGATTTGTGGAACTGCCAAAGCCTCCCTATGATCAAATAATGGCCGCGGTATGTTTCTGCAAGGCAAACTCTGTGCTTGACAGCAAAATTATCATAAACAATCTGGAATTAAGCAGTTGGCAAGGAGATGGTATTACCTATTCGGTTGACAAGAACTCCCCTGAACTGTTATTATTAGATCAAAAGGATTGGTTTAGTAAGAAATATAGTAAATTTGATCCATGGTGGCTGAGACCAGATACGGCAACATATGATGAAGAACATGCAAAAGGCATCTACACAGGACATTTCAGTTGGAACAATTCAAAAATTCCAGTTGACAAGAAGCACGAGGATCATGCTAAAATATTTGAATTCAGTCCAAAGGTTTTAGATGGTGGAAAAAATAAAAACAAATAAGCATGGCGATTGCATTTACACAGAGCAAGATGCGATTGATTTGCTCTACACACAGCCAGATTTCGACATAACAAAACTTTTCTTCGAGTCCACTGACAAATACAACAACACTGTGAGAGAACTTGGTTTAGATTTGCCAAAAATTTACGAAGCTCCGGCACGTGGTGATGTTGTGGAGTTTGACAGCACTAATTGTGACACATGGCACATGCCAGGAGATTACAGCAATTTGAATGTACTGCAATGGCTGTTAGAAAGATGCCAAAATGACGAAGAGAAATTACGAGTGCAAACAGAATATGGATTGTTTGAAGAGAAGAAGTTTATCAAAGTGTTGCAGTTTTTGATTTACTTTGTTGACACGTTAAGAGCTAACAATGTGGTATGGGGCGTAGGTAGAGGCAGTTCCGTAGCCAGCTTTTGTTTGTTTTTGATCGGTGTACACAAAATAAATCCAATGCTGTACAATTTGGATCACCGTGAATTTTTAAGATGATAAGTAATAGCATATAGGAGCATATAATGGTAGCAAGAGCACCCAGAAAAAGAATGTATAGAACAATGCAAGGTCGTATGATCGACATTGAAAAATTGAGAGGCGCCAACGAGAATGAGAGAGCAGTTGGTAATATGAATGTGAATGCACGTGGAGATGTGCTTAACAACAGCGGACAAGTGGTAACTTCCAAGGCAAAAGTAATACAAAAATATTATGAACAACCAAAAGGCAGAGTGGATGACACTCCGAGAAGAGCCAAGCCTGTTCCTGTAAAAAGAACTCCGCCACAACCAACGTCAACACAAACACAGAAAAAAACTACGGTGGCCTCAAAACCACAGCAGACCAGAGTTGCCAAAAAAGCCACAACACAGAAAAAAGGCATAGACGCGGCTCTTGACGGGCTAGAATAAATCAGCTATAATACTTCTATATGGGACACATAGAAGACTTACAAAACAAAGGATTTGGATCACATGGTGGTAAGCAATACACTGTTGACTACGACATCACACCACTGAAGAAAAGAGTTTTGGTTTCCGACATGCATTTTGGAGAAACAAAATCCAAAGGTGGCATCATTCTTGTGGACGATGATGGATCCGCCGACGGTATACATCCTAGATGGGCCAAAGTTTATGCTATAGGAAAAGAACAGGAAGATGTCGAAGTCGGACAATGGGTAATGGTTGCACACGGTCGTTGGTCAAGAGCATTCAAAGTCAAAAAAGAAGGCAAAGAGTTAGAAGTGAGAATGATAGATGAAAATGATATTTTGCTTGTCTCACAAGAAGAACCTGAACAAAACAGGCACAAAGCTGGATATGTCAACACAGGTGGTATGCAACAGATGACATCACTGCCAGGCAATGACTAAAAAAATTAATCTTCAAATCACACATGTACCGATAGACAAACTTGTGACAATGGCCGAAATGGGTCTTGGAGCAGTGCGTCCCCTCAACAAAGAAAAAAGAGGGTGGATTAGAAAATTAGTTAAGGATGAATTGTGGGATCCTATACTTGTTACGCCGATAAAAGATTCGGGATATTATTTGCTTACGGATGGTTGGCACAGGGTACAGGCCGCCAAAAAACTGAAACAAAAAGAAATACTGGCACTGCCTTTACCTGCAGACATTGGATTGAGCATGGCCAAAGCAAACAAAGTTTTGCGTGACATAGACAGAGAATACGGATTCAAACTAAAATGCAGTGACATTATAGGTCAGTGGGCATTTTATCAAGATTGACATTTTTAAATATTGTGTTAAAATTATCAACATGCGTATAGGTTTTTGTTGTAAATGGCTTAACAGCCATTCCGAATTTGGTGGCATGAAAGTGAACGCCAAGGACAGAGACCTCAATGGCAGGTCAACAACCATGCGTTGGCTTAGAGAACATCCGGAAGATGCTGTACAGAGACAATGGGACATCATGAACCACAATGCCACCGCGGCCAGGAAACTGGTACAACGTGTTGGTTCGCTACCACCCGAACGTAGGATGGTGAGGCTAGGAAGTGAGATGTTGCAAGGCTACACAGAGGCCAATTGGATTGACTGGTGGCAACAACCCCACATACAAGATCATTGCGAGAGGATATTCGCACCTGTAGGTGAGATGGCTCGAAAACTTGATGTGAAGGTCAGTTTTCATCCTGGACAATTTTGTGTTCTTAGCAGTGAAAGTGCAGACATCAGGAAAAGAAGTCGTGAAGAATTTGAATATCATGCAGACATGGCAAGATGGATGGGATTCGGCAAGAGCTTCCAAGATGGTTGCAAGATAAATGTACACATATCTGGCAGACTAGGACCGCAAGGTATAATAGATGCACTTCCTAAATTATCTCCAGAAGCACGAAACTTGATCACTATAGAAAATGATGAGATGGGGCATGGCTTGGATGCCAGTCTGGAACTAGAAAAACACGTTGCTCTTGTAATGGACATACATCATCATTGGATTCGTGACGAGGAATACATTGATCCTAAAGATGACAGAGTCAAAAGAGTGATTGACTCGTGGCGTGGCCAAAGGCCAACCATGCACTATTCTTATTCCAGAGATGAACACCTAGCAGTTGCTGACCTTGGTGACAAAACACATACCGAAATGCATGATATTAAAATGCTGTTGGAACGTGGTTGCAAAAAACAAAAACTGAGAGCACATTCGGATCTGTTACCAAATGCGAAAGTAAACGACTGGGCCTTGAGCTTTGGTGAACAGTTTGACATACAGACTGAGGCCAAAGGAAAAAATATTGCCGCTGAACAATTATATAGACAGCACCTACAAAATTCTGTATAATTAATTTTAAATTACAGCACAAAGTAAAATGAATAAACAAGAACATTGGACAAAAGTAGAAAAAGATAACCAAGACATAATGAAAAGAATGCACCCAGCTACCCTAATACCAGGAGTATTAGTTGGCTTGATGGTGATTGTTGGATGTGTATTTAAAATATACATGGGCTGGTAGTGACTAAGGTACTGTTGATTGCAGGGTGTAGTTATGGCTTGGTTTACTCGGAGATTGCAGAAGAACTGAAAGACATTTTTTCCGTAGATAAAATTGTGAATATTTCACAGCGAAAAGCTTCACCAGAAAGACAAATAAGAGGTGCTATTGAATGGATCGCACAAAATGGCAGGCCCGACATGTTGATAATGCCAGTCAGCCATTTCAACCGTTTTGATCTACCCATAGCAAAAGACGTAGATCCATTACATAATTTTAATTACATGATGAAATGGCAAGACACTGATCACGACATTGATAAAATTCATCACAGCATTGACATTGGCACTTTAAAGACTTTCCTAAAGACAGGAGTGTTAATAAACCATATTGAACGACCTACACATGACAATCTCTTTGTAAAACTAATAACATTCCAGGCATATCTGCAGTTGAATAAAATAAGACATTTGATATTCGACGCAGGTAACAACTACCGTGAGCCTTATATACCATGGCTCAATGATGACAAAGAAAACAATCCTGGGTACCATCCTGGTATGAGTAAAGCACATCTGATAGAAAATTGTCCGGGTATATACAAATTTTTTACTTTCTGTTCGAACGTCTGGATGTATGAAAACTATGTGGCAGATTACAAAAACTATGTGCCATGGAATGAAGAGAAACCACTGCCTTATCCTTTGGATCAGGATCAAAAGGCCGCTATTCACCACCGTAAAGAAGTGGTTTTACACTTGATGAAATATTTGAAAAATCAAGGGGCGGTGTTCGGATAAGTTGTTAAAAACTTTTTTCCAAATAAGTTTGGGTGATAAAAAACTCTTTATAATCTAAGTTGTCAAAATTTCCGCTATCATGATATAAGTTACCTTCCCACCATAACAACATATTTGGTTTCCATAACAAAGTGTCAATTAAATTTTTATCCTGGTCAAAAATCCTAGTAGAACATTCTTGGTAATTGTTTCGGCTACCGTTTACCGAGTAGGGAAAACATAAACTTCTACCCGGGATCAAATCATCATTAGGCGGTAAATCTTTATGAATCTTGAGCGGACCCCACATATGTATAAATGCTGAATAATTATAGACTGTATTTTTATGTAGAAGATCTGAGATAGTAGGTACTATTTCCTTTACAAAATATTTGTAGCCAAAATTATTGTTGGTTGATTGCTTACCAAGGCTATCGAATAATCCCCAAGTATGCGAATCCTTGTATTTTTCTCCGCTGGAAATTTTTTGATAGTTGTTTTTCCATTTTTCTAGTTGATCATCATTAAAAAAATTTTCAATAACACCATAATTTTGAAGCATAGAAATATTTATAGGTTGTTCTTTTATGTGAAATATATTACACTATAAGGTATAGATTCGACAAATATGAAAGACCTCTGGGTAGAAAAATACAGACCAAAGACACTTAAAGAATATGTTGTGCGTGATGAAGCACAACGTAATCAGATTCAAGCATGGATCAATGACAAAGCAATACCACATTTGTTATTGAGCGGTGCTCCAGGTGTGGGCAAGACCACACTAGCAAAAGTATTGTTCCAGGAACTAGAAGTCAGCAGTTATGACATATTAGAAATTAATGCTTCGAGAGAAAATTCAGTAGATACGGTCAGAGAAAAAATTAACAACTTTGTGCAAATTATGCCTTTTGGTTCATACAAATATGTTTTACTTGACGAGGCAGATTACATGAGTCCAAATGGACAAGCGGCATTGCGTGGTGTAATGGAGATGTATCACACGTCAGCAAGATTTATTTTGACTTGTAACTATCCCAACAGGGTCATTCCAGCACTACATAGTAGATGTCAAGGCTTCCATATGGAAACAATCGACAAAAATGAATTCACGGCAAGAACAGCAGAAATATTAATTGCTGAACAAGTTGAACCAGACATAGAAACATTAGACACTTACGTGAAAGCATCATATCCGGATCTGAGAAAGTGTATCAACATGATACAACAAAATTGCAGAGATGGCAAACTGATGCCACCAGCCACAGGTGATTCGGGACAACAAGACTACAGATTACAAATGGTTGAATTGTTCAAGCAAGGCAAAATCAACGAAGCACGTAAGCTGGTCTGTTCACAGGCAAGGCCAGAAGAATGTGAAGAAATATACAGGTGGTTGTATGATAACCTTGATATAATTTCCAAAAGCGAAGACGCACAAGACAAAGCCGTACTAATTATAAAGCAAGGGTTAGTAGATCATTCATTTGTTGCTGATCCTGAGATTAATTTAGCAAGTGTGATGATAAAATTAGCAAGACTTTCAAATGGCTAACCAAATAAAATATCTAGGCAATGTTAAAATGCCGTTCGATTCAATGATTAAGTTGACTAAGAAAAGCGGTACCCGTGTCGATGCCACGTTCGATACCGAAAGGTCAAGTTACCACAAAAATAGAAACAAAACTGAATTGGCTTTTAGCAAAAAAATACAAAAGCTATATGGTCCAAATAAAAGTGTTTGTTATTTTTATCGCTATACTAATCCTAGGCTATCGGAAATAATTCCTACTAGTTTTTGGAAGAAATACAAAATGGACAAAAATGAAGCCAGGGTGCAAATTTTACATCATCCTCCTGGCACTGTAAGCATTCCACACATAGACAGATACGATTCAATGATGCGAGATAGTGGAATAAGCAAAAATGCACAAAAGCATAAAAAAGTGCGTAGACTTTGGATTACAATGACAGATCCAAAATTAGGCCATGCACTATTTGTAGGTTCGGATGTTGCATACAATTTAAAAAAAGGAACAATATTAACTTTCAACAAAAACACTCCGCACAGTGGATGTAATGTTGGATATGAAGATAGATATGTTCTGACAGTGACTGGATTCAATGGGCAAAAAACACGCTAAAAAAAGATACTTTTGTGTCAAGTACACTTTGAAACCTGACAAAAAATTCGATGAGTTGGTCACGCTCTCACGCAAGAAAATCGGACCAGGCAAGATGCAAGAATACACGGTTGTCTTGGATCTTGTAAATGAAGAAATATTAAAAAACGAATTGCCTAACACAGAAGCAATCACATATGAAAAAATGTATAGGCACTACGAACAATATTACAAAGATGCAATCGACTCCTTTGTTAATGCCTAATTTCCGTACATACGTTTAAGCAGAGCCAACTGTTGTATTTTCCATAATTTTGTTAAAACTTTCCTCCTCCTTCTGTCTTTCTGTTTCCTGATTTTCAACCAATGTTGATTCAACATA